TAATACATCCTTCTTTGTTTTAATTACCTTTACCTTAACATCTACATTAAACTCACTATGCCTTACAGTAACAATATCTCCAACCTTTACAGTTTCAAGTTGTTTATATTGTGTATATTCCTTAGTTCTACTAAGTTCAATAAAGTCCACCTGAATATTAACTGTACTTAATCCTATTACATTGGCTAAATCTGTAGCCATCTTCCTTAAGGTTACTTCATCACCTGCGTCATTAATTTCTACTTTTTTTATAATCGGAAATGGAGGATAACTACTGCTATCCCAATTAGGAACACTAATATATTTTTCTTTTAGCCTAACTCCTCCAGCTCCTTTAGGATAAAGCTTTGTTACTACTTCCGTTGTATCAACAGTAACCTTCAATCCTTGAATATTCTTTCCATACTTTATCAATACTCCAGTGTCATTCCCCATTTGCTTTAGAATTTTAACTGTGTAATTGTCTCTTAAAAGTTCTCCTTGTCCCCATCTATCTATAATTTTGAAAAACGCTTCAACCGGACTTATTTCTACCATATAAAGTGTATTAGCAACTACAATATCACTATCTACTTCATAAATTAAAGATAAATCATTGACTAGAGCTTTTTGCATTGCAGTTTTTACTGGTGCATTTTCTGCTCTTACATCTTCTATAAAATAATAGGCCATGTCATAAAAGATATGGTTTGCGTAAACCTTAATCCTTTTATCACTGGCCTGTACTTTTTCCACTTTATATATTCTAAATAGCTGTTCATTAACTTTTAGTATATTGAACTCTTGTAAATACTGAACCTTTTTAGAATTAGCAGGATACTCTAATTCCAAAGCATACTGCCCATTTAACTCTTCTGTTATTTCTAATAGGGTACATTCATGTAAAGCAGCTAAACCGTTATTATCAAAGTTCCCTTTTAAAGTCCTTCTATCATATACACAAATCAAACTATAGCCACCTCCAATTTGGAGTGATTTCTACCTTTGAAACATTACCACTCCAAGAGATGCTGTTATCTCCAACAGATAAAACAGGGAATTCTCCTGTAACCTTGCTATTTAAGTTTTCTCCATTTTGATTATAAGCATTTTGCTGAAGACTATCTAAAATAATATGATCTGCTATTCCTTTGAATTTTACAGTTTGAGATTGAATATTCAAGGTGATGTCACCATTTCCCACAACCTTAATTATAGGCTCAGAGTATATAGTGCCTGGATTTGTTACCTTACCTGCTGCTATTAAATTGGTAGCACTATTATTTACCGCATATTTAAAAGGCTGACAGTTAAAAACAATAACAAACTTAGAAAAATATTTATAGGCTTGACTAAAGTCAATTGCATTAACTACTTGTGCTACATACTTTCTATCTGTTTGAAAGTCAAAAATCAAGCTGCTTTCTCCTGTGCCTATAAGCCAACCTTTTATATCATCTATTTTATTAGGAAGGCTTCCTTCCTTTAAAGAACATTCAACTGTTATTGTAATATCCTCATAAGTATTTTCATCAAATCTCAAACTTGAATTTCTTCCTGGAACTACAACATTGGTTATTCTTCTTTTAGGAGAAGGAATGGAGGGTCTCTTAGTTATTAAAATTCCATAGTCAGTAAAGCTGTTTTTACTTCCAAAATTAAAACTAAGCATCCTAAGCACCTCCTCTTCCCATTGCTACTCTTTGCCTATAAAACTCTAACTCATAAGCAAGCTGCTCTATATCTTTCTCTGTATTATTAATGAAGTTTTCTATATGAAGTGTTAATCCACTGCCACTTCCTCCTTTTGCTTTTTCAATTGCTTTTGCCATAAGATCATCTAATCTATCAATAGGAAGTACAGCTTCAGTTCCTGCTTCACCGACACCAATTATACTAGGTCTATTAAATATACCTCCCTTTGCATACCAATCTACACCTAAGTGCGGTACACTTGGAGGATTTAAGCTGAATTCACCTTTAATACTGAAGTGTGGCAGTTTAATATGAGGAAATTTGATATCCAGCCTATCAAAAAAGCCCTTTATTTTATCTAACTGCTCCTTCACAAAATTCACTGCAGTATTTATTGGAGTCATTATTGCAGATTTAATATTATTCCAAATACTAGTTGTAACTGATAAAATACTACTCCATACATTGGATACAGTATTTTTAATGCCATTAACAGCATTTGTAAAAAGGCTTGATACTCCGCTCCACATACTTGAAAAGAAACTTGATATAGAGTTCCAAACAGATGTGGTGGTATTTTTTATTCCATTCCAAACTGCATTTAATGCTGATTGTATAGCATTCCATACAGTACTTGTTACTGATTTTATGTTATTCCATGCTGTGGTCAAAGTAGAAACTATTGAATTAATTATTGGTGTAATAAAATTCACTATTGAATTCCAGACCGAATTTATAATTGAAGAAACTGCATTAAACACTGTTGTTGTAACAGATTTTATGCTATTCCATGCAGTGGTTATTGCATTCCCTATTCCTTGAATTATAGGGTTTAGAAAGCTAACTATCCCATTCCAAACAGTAATTATCACACCAGATACGGCATTCCACACTGTAGATGTTACAGTCTGAATAAGCTGCCAAGCAACACTAATGACAGATGCAACTATATTTATATAAGTTTGAACAATAGACGAAATAAACGTCCAAGCACTTGTGAAAATGGTCTTTATAACTTCCCAAAGGAATTCAAATCCTGTCTTTACACCATCCCAAATAGTTTTAATAACACTTGCTATTCCCTCAACTATTGGAAGAACTACAGCTTTTATTGATTCCCATGTAGAAACTAAAGCTGTTTTTATTGCAGTTACAGAATTACTAATGCTTGCAGTAAGAGCCTGCCATATTGTACTTGCAGTATTTTTTATAGTATCCCAGTTTTTATATAAAAGAACCCCAACAGCAACAAGTCCACCGATAACAGCTATTGCAATTCCAACTGGACCAGTTAATGCTGTAAATACAGCACCAAGTGCTGCTGAAGCACCTCCTGCTGCTGCCATTGCCCCTGATATACTTCCAATTACAGTAGAAAGTGTTCCTGCTATGCTGATTACTTTACCTATTATTCCTATAATAGGTCCAACTGCTGCAACAACTAAACCTATTTTCACAATCATCTCCTGTTGCTCTTTAGATAAACCTTGAAATTTATCCATTAATGGTTTTACTATTCCTATTAGCTTTTCAAGTATAGGAATCAAAAGCTGTCCAAACTGAATACCTAATTGCTCTGCCTGTTCTTTCATTACTCTAAGTTTATTGGTAGGTGAATCCATAGTTCTTGCAAGATCACCCTGTGCATTTTTAGTAGATTCCATAATAACCCCGTATCTTGCCATTACCTTCTGCTGTTCTGTTAAAGTTTCACCCTGCTTTGCAATTCCATGAGTATAGGCATAAGTTTTAATAGTATTTTCATTAACCAAAATACCTAAAGCCTTTAATGGCTCTGCTTCACCACTTATACCAGATTTTAATTTTTCGAATGCCTCTTCTGGTTTTAAATTATAAAAGGAAGCCATATCATAGGAAAGCTGAGTAAGTCCTTCAGACATCTTTAAGGATTCCTGTGCTGTTAATCCCATACTGGTTAACATAGAATTATAGGTAGCTACATTTTTTCTAACATTATATGCATTAAGTCCAAGAGCCTTTGAAGTTTCCTCTGACCACTTTCTAGCATCACTAGCCATAGATCCCATGGCCACTTCAAAGAGATTTTCAGATTCCACTGCATCCATAGCCATTTTTGTTGCAGCAGTTCCTATTCCAACTAAAGGAAGTGTTACAGCAGTAGAAAGTTTACTTCCAACTGAGGACATCTTCTCTCCTACAGATTTCATCTTTTCTCCTGCACTATTCATGCTTTGAGAAAGCTTATACCAAGCCGAGCTTTTTTCCTTGAGTTCTCTTGTTGCTTCTTTCAGCTCATTCTCCATTTTATTTAGTTCTGCAGTAGCATAATTAAGCTTGATTTTTAGATTTTCAGTAGCTTTTGCATCTTCGCCCTTTGTTTCTACACTCTTTTGGTATGCTTTTTCTAATGCTGAAATTTTATCCTTCTGAAGTTCTATCTGTTTATTTAAAGTATCTGCTTTCAGCCTTAGACCTTCTTCAGATTTACCAAAGTCACCAAGCTTAGAAGAAGCTGCTGCAAATTCACTTTGAACAACCTTTAGACTTCTTTGTATTTTGGCAACACCTTCCTGAAAGCCTCTATCATCAAGACCTACCCTTGCAACTACGGTATTTGCATCTCTTGCCATCATCTCACCTCCCTGCTAGAAAACAATGTTATCTATATAATCAAGTTCTTCATGATCTTCTATTCCATTAACTCTTTTGTATACATTGAATAGTGCTTGTAATTTCTTAGGTGTGCTTTTCCAAAACTGCTCCTCAGTCATTTTCAAAAGATTTGTTCCCAAATAGAAAAGCCACTCCCAATCCCAGCCTTCTTGATTGGTGTGGCTTTCTATTCCCCCATATTTTCTTCTGTTACCTCTGGCATAGCCATATTTAATGCTTCATTAATAGCTGTACCTAATCTCTCCATATCATTAAGTGTAAGCATTCTGCCTACTTCTTTAAGAGTTACACTTTCATTCTCAGCTTTAATTGCTGAATATATCAGTGCCCTAATTGCTTTAATCTTTCGGTTCTGTAAGTCTTCAAAGGCTTTATTAATATCACCATAGACCTCTTCTAACTCACAGAAGGTGTTCATATCAAATTTAAGTTCATAATCTTTATTTCCAATATTGATTTTAATGCCTTTGTTTTTAAGTTCTGATGCTTTCAAATAATCAGCTCCTTTCTGATTTTAGACAATAAAAAAGGACTTACCATTTCGGGTAAATCCATACCAATAATTATAAGCTATGCTTCCTTTGCTGCCGCAACCTCTTCAACTGAAGTAATATTTTCATATTCTCTACATTTTACTTCTAATAATTCATAGTTACAGCATCTTTTTTTAAGATTTGAATTTGCATTGTTTTTTACTATACTGTACAACACTTTTGCCTTTTTTCTTATCTTTTCATGATTTGAATTTATAAATTTAGCCTGATCTCTTAGTAAATTTTTGTATTTTTCATCGCTTATACTCTCTATATCTATTCTAATTATCTCGCTATCTGGTACAGGTATCATATTATTTAAATTTATAACACCTAAATATCCTTTATCAATCTTAAAAATGTCAGGAGCCTTTTCACTTATTTTTTCATATTTTTTCTTAGGAGATGATAATGGTGCATAATATTTTTGATTATTTATTTCAAATACAACACCTATATATCTTCTTCTTTCCTCTTTATTTTCTCTAACCACATCATCAAAATTCCTCAAGTATTCTACATATTGATTAGTAATTGAGCATATGTAAATTCTGTTACCCATTTTAATCCCCCTGACATTAAAATAGAGTAGCAACTTGGCTACTCTACATACTCTTTTAACTCCTCATTTATACGGCTGAGGTTTTACCGGCTTTTTCAACTCCCCATTTTATGGTTGGGGTTTAACCATCTCTTTTAACTCCTCACTTATACGGTCGAGGTTTTACCGACTCTTTTATCTAATATTATTATACACATTAAAATTAATATTAACAACAATTTTTTAAAATTTTTATATCATTATGAGGAAGTCACAGGCTCTTCAGGAACAGCATTAAACCACGAACTAATAATTCCTGCATCTACTCCTTCAGCATCCTCATCACATATAAACCTGTAGTTACCATCAAAGTCCCTAGAATAGAATTTTCCTTTAAGCTTTGCACTCTGAGCCTTTGGCTTTTCTGCTTCAGTATCATATTCATCTGCTGCAAGTTCAAACTTTCCTTTTAAAAGCCATACATATCTATACTTTCCGTTGTTCTTTTTTGATTTAAAACCAAGTGCTATAGTTGGTGGCATATCATCCTTGTTTTCAATAAGAACTCCTTTTACAACCTTTGCTCCCTGCAGTTTTGCTCTGCTTGTAAGTGATAGCTGATTAACTTCTATTTCAACATCTACACCTTCAAAAGCAGTTATAATATCTTCTACAGCATCATCAGAATAAATATTATCTGAATTTGATTTTGGAGAAAGCTTTGCACTTATTGCTCTTTC